GCCAAGGAAAATGGATCAAAGACAATCCTATGGCGTCTCTACAGCCTAAACGAGACTAACTTGAAGACTCATCATTATCCCCTAGACGACTGGGACAACATAACTTTTAAGAAGCATCTGGAGTTTGACTACTATCCGAATTACCTTGATGTCATGGACGACAAGACTCTATCCTTCTACCGTTCTGACTGTGCGTGCACCTGGGACCGTACCATCAAGCCCAAGAGTAGCAAGAGGCTACTGATAGAGATGCTTAAGAGAGGGGACACAGATCTTAAGGGGATAATAGAGCAAGTTCGCCATGGTGATATACCCTTCGATTGGCTCATTGTCTCTCTATATCCAAAAGAAAGAGAGTTCAAGGAGGCGGCAAGGATGTTTGGGATGATGGTATACGAGATGAGGGCCTTTTTTGCAGTTACTGAAGCAAACCTTGCCGAGTTCGTGTTTCCTCACATCCCTCCTCAGACTATGACATTGGGCAGATTGGAGATCTTGGAGCTGTTCCATGAGGTCACTCAGCCCACTGGTCTTGAAGAGTACATCCGGCTGTTCCTAGAAGTGGATCTGACCCGTTGGAATCTTCACTGGCACCCAGAGGTTGTGGACCCTATAGGGTATACACTGGAGGATATGTTCGGTCTATCAGGTGTATTCACTGTGATCCATCACTTCTTCAGAAAGTGCGTGATGCTTGTGCGGACAAGCGAGTGCAAGCCCCCTCATGTGGAGTTAGCTATGTCTGCCGAAAGCTCCTTGTACTGCCCTGAGAGCTCGCTCATGTGGTTCAATCATGAAGTGGGGATAGAAGGGCTCTTTCAGAAGGGGTGGACACTGTGTACCTACCCAATGATGGACATTGCTTTGAGATCTTTTGGTATTAGATACTACCAAATAGGACAGGCTGACAACCAAACAGTTATGGCTTTCCTCAAGCTCCCTGTCAAAGCTGACCCGGAAGAGTTTGTCAAGCAGATAACATCAGATATCAAGGATGCAATTAAGGAGAGTTGCTCTAGGGTAGGTCAAATAGTGAAGACAGATGAGACACTCTCTTCCACAGCGGTCATTACATACAGCAAGAATGTCTACATAGATGGAGTGGAGTACTTCACAAGCTGCAAAGCTTTCAGTAGGATGATGCCTCATAGTAGTGCTGATTTCCCTAGTATCTCAGCATCAATAGGAGCATTGTCAAGCCAGGCCCAAGCTGGAGCTGAGAGCTTAAAACTACCAACATTAGGATATTTCCTCTACTGCTTCCACTCAGCCTTGTACTGTGCATCCTTGGCTCTCACGAGGCCAGTAGAAGCGTCATTGGTTTCTCAAAGAACGGTCAACGAGATGGATTTCAACATGATTTGGGCTCTTCTAGTAATTCCAAGCAGTCTCGGGGGATTGGACACTGCCTCAGTAACTAGCTTCTTCTATAAGGGAGGAGCTGACCCATTGTCCAAGGACTACGCTCATTTGATGCTTATGCAAGGAAAGTCACCCATTGTCAGAAGATGGATCTTTAGTCTCCACTCTGGATGTTGGATGGAGAAGTCACCATCATTGGAAGCGCTCTTCACAGATCCTTACGCTATACCACTAGCAAGAGGCGCAAATCCGGTGCAGGCAGTGGAGAAGATAAGCAGAGAGTCTGTCTATGCCCTATCGGAGAACAGGGATATAAAGGACCTAATGTCAGCTGATGTCACCTCCTACAAGCAGGAGCTCATTGCTGCTCTGTCCACAATGGCTCCCCTCAATCCGATCATAGCATCAGACATCTTGGGATGGTCAGTGGTTGGAGCATCTGAGACCATCGGTAAAATGTTCACAGCTACTAGAACAATTCAGGATCTGGTTTCAAAAGATGACGACGTTGATCCAGTGAGTCTTATCTTAGCAGCAGGACTGTCACACTTTATGGAGACTGTGAGGAAGATCCGATCTATGCCATACCTTGAAAGGAGAATAGAAGACATCTATACTGATGTTGAGCACCTGAGACGCTGTTGGACAAGGGGCTCTCATATCAACCTAGTTGGGGTCACCTCATATGTTCCCTGGGATCAGCCAATTGATGTCTCTCTGACTCCACCTGTGCATCAAGGAGTGAGGGGGGTGTTGAGTCACAATATAGGAAGACCTGCAAGCTGGGTGAGAGGACCTCACATTCCCTATCTGGGAAGAGAAACTAGAGAACATAGAAGTTCCCATGGGTATAGGATTGTAACATCAACGGCACCTGCTAGAGCAATAAAGCGGTTGAGTGACATCATGTTACAACCTGGGGTTGATTCATCCCTCAAGCAACTAATCCAGTATGTTGCCTTCACCAGGGGGAATGTTGACCTCCTGCGGACATCTTCGTACCTAGGGAGTTACTATGGTGGGGATATAGTTCATAGATACACTTCAAGGCTAGGTGTACGAGCAGCTAATGGGTTGGGATCAATGTCAGTCGCTAGCAACTCTGTGATTTCATCCAACTGTGCTGCTCCTCTGTCCGGGGGAGAAGATGATTACCCAAGGATGGTACAGGAAGATATGGTAGCCTGTGTGTCAGTTCTTCAGCTATCAACATTCAACTCAGATATTCAGCTATTTGTCACAGTTTGTTATGACTACAAGGCTATGATCAAGCTACCTGATTCCTTCCTATACTGTTCATTCCCTGCTATACCAGCTCCTCTGGTTCTGGATTCCAATCGTCTGGTATATGATCGAAGCATAGAAATGGAGCTCACCGCTGGGCTGACCCCGTCAGCACTCTGCCGCCCTATAGCTTGTTCTCCAAGAAGTGCCTTTCTGGTTCCCCATGCTGTACGAAGGATCTTTTCTCGGGCACTGGAGGTTGGGCATGCTGCCCTCGCCTTGGCCGATCACTCATCAACACAGATGAGAGTTACTTTAGGTCTTCCTGAGCTCCGAGGGGTCACTCTCCAGCATTGTATATCATTAGCAAGCATAGAGATTGCTGGTGCCACGATCAGGGGGATCTTCCTGAAGAGCTTTGACGGTCCAAGGTGGTCTACACTACCTGCGATAGTATCCATGGCCAATGCCTTTGCCTCCAAGATCTCTATACTAGCTAAGAGTCCCTTTATGGCAGAGGATCCAATGGTAGCACGATTAGGGGGGGCAGGGGATCCTGGGTACATCCCGTATAGCCTTACTATCACCTCCAGAGTATCTTCGATGATTGCTCGCAGAGCAGCAGAGCTTCTGTTGGATTTGCAGAGTGAGCTCTACACCGGGTACCTCGTGCTGTTTCAAGATGAACATGCTGGGAGCACAAGTAGAGCCATTATTAGGTTCTTTTCCACCGCCGTGTGGAGAAGTATTCAGGTTGGAGAGCTCACTAGAGACAATGGTTTCTCTCTCGTACGTCATCATATCAGATCTTGCACCATGTACCAACTGAGAGAAGAAGATAAGTTGGGAGCTCTCTATCTGATGATCCACAAAATTCATGCATGGACGGATAACGCCGGATGTCCACTGCTAGGACGTGCTTGCAAGAGTATCATAAGGGGACAGGCAGTGTACAGTGTCTCCCTTCCTGCAGTAGAAGCTGTTCGACTAGCACGCTCAATGACTGTTGTTTCTAAGGAGTTAGATAGACTTGGGCTACCTCATCTTCTCATCGACTGCCCACAACCTATCATCAGTTCAGAATTGACGCCATCAGTGGACTCTGAACTGTTTGACAGTCCGGAATGGAGAACGCCATGGGACAAATATGGGAGTGAGGTGTTCAGTGTTAAGAGGCTAAGTGGACGTGTGTTCGGTATCAATGGAACAGTTGCTTATTCGTATTATCCAGTTAGACAGCTGTTCAAGGATAGACTCGTGGTGATTATTGGGTCTGGCTTGGGAGGGGCGGCATATATGGCACTGGAGTCAGGGAGTGTTGGGGTTTATGGGCTGGATCTGACACAGGATCTTGTGGATGGGTATGGCTTGGATATGCCGGTTTGTCCTGCGGTGGTGAGGCGGAGTGGCGGCTGGAGGCACTTTAATAGGATCCTTGGGGGACCTCTAGGAAAGGGAGATATAAACCACCTAGAGACCCAGACTATCCTAAGATCCACCTTGGGCCCTGGGGCTTTGATTGTCTTAGATATCAAGCTCGCAACAGGTTGGGACCTGATCCAAGCAGTGAACTCAGTGACAAATGTGTGGGGAACTGCAGAGCTACTGATACGGTGGATTTCCAGCAAATCCAAAGCTGAGTACATAGTGGCACTGTGTCATTTATCTTTCGTAGGTTGCCAGCCCTATGTTATATCATCATTTGGGGATATGTGCGAAATCGTTATCCATGGAACTGTTTCAACTTCAACCAAATGGGTAGCAGGGAAAACAACAATGATTACAATTGGTCCAACCAACATTTCCCCCTTCCCAAATTTGGACCCAACAGGATCCGACAGAGAAGACTTACTATCAGCACTATTGGGACCTATCCAACTGCTATCCCAGGATAAACAGTTAGACCTGGCTGCATCTATGGCTGCCTTGTTAGAAGAGTCAATAGGCCCTTTGGACCATCGTTTTACCTACACACAGTGGTCATCGATTCTCACTAATGTCCTGTGTGCCTCTGTTGTAGCAGATCCTAACCCACATGAGAAGTTACTATCCGTCCTCTCTCAGGATATAGTTGAGATCTCTTACGGGAGCAGATCTCTAGCAGTGAGTGTATCCAAAGATAGACGTCGAGTCCTCTCTAGACAGCTTCCGCGGCTCCTTCCTCCGTACTTGTATAGAGCGACACCTTGATTGTGCAATAGAAGACCATACATCTCACCAGATTTTGGAACTCTTAGACACCTGAAGGGACATAAAGCTTTCCTCCTTTGGCCAGCTTAAGGCTTTATTCATCCACTCTACAACTAAACAAAACCTGCACTCGTTAGAGCTAGAGATCTGATGGGACACTCTCTAGACCACCCATAGACACGGAGATTAAAGGTCGAAGGTACCCCCCCTCTGCCCCC